GAAGTAAACGGAGTAGCAGCATTAAATCAAGCCTCTGCAACTACACAGGTATTTAATTACATTGCTCCTTTGTTTAAACGTAGAACAATAGGCATATCGGCTAAATTAAATAAATGGTTAACTAATAGACCAAACTATGCTAATACAAAACTAGGAGAGAATTTATACATACCATTTTATACCAATACAAGTTTAAATTTAAAATGCTCTACTTATAACGAATCAAATAACCTTATAGCAACTGCATCAGGAAGTACCACTGCAGTTACTAATGGTTTTGTACAAATGAATATAGGCAGTAGCTCAATATCAACTAACTTAGGAATAACGATTGACGATAGTGTTAAATACTATGAAGTTTGGTTTAATAGCTTTGATAAAATAAGAGTCAATGTAGTTTGCAATCCTAAGTACGAACCAATTAATATTCACTTTATGAATGCTTGGGGAATGTGGGATAGTGAAAGATTTGATTTAGTAAGCAAGTTGAATTTAAATGTAGAACGTAAATCATACGAGCAAAGAGATTATAGGTTTAACGGTAATTCAGTAGACTACAAAAGCGCATCTAATAGATATTATGAAGGTGCAACTAATTATAGTAATAAGGCAACCTATACCTATAAACTTACTGCAGATGCCTTAACGGATGATGAATATACTTGGATGGCAGATATTATAACAAGTCCACAAATATTGATGGAGATAGACGGATATTTTTATCCAGTTACATTAACAGACAATAACTATGAATTTAGTAAAAATGTATTTAATAAATTAAAGCCATTGGAACTGACATTTAATATGAATCAAACAAGATACTCACAACTAAGATAATGACAAGAATATTCCTAGAAAACTTTGAGTTAGATATTGATAAGGGATTGAGTAATCAAATAACCTATTCGGTAAGTGATTTAAAAAACATTGATAGCAAAACAACGGCATTTAGTAAAACTATTATATTGCCAGGAACTGCTACAAATAATAATTTGTTGGGTAATATATTTGAGTTTAATAACGCAAACTTTACCAATAATTCTTCTGCAAACGTAGGGTATAACTTTAATGCAAGTAAGACTGCTAAATGTTCTATTGAAGTAGATAGAATGACGGTTATTAAAGGAGTGTTTAAATTACTTGAAATAATAGTTGACGGAAAGAATGTAGAATATGAATGTAGTGTTATAGGAGAATTAGGTGGATTCTCAATGAAGCTAGGAGCAAAGAAATTAGAAGAATTAGATTTTAGTGCTTACAATCATACGTATAGCTATCAAAACATTGTAGCAAGTTGGGATAACTATCAAGGTGGAGCAGGATATTATTATCCTCATATTGATTATGGTTTATATTCTACTAATAAGCACGATTGGGATTATGCAACATTCAGACCTGCATTATTTGTTAAACAATACTTAGAGAAAATATTTGCTGCAGCAGGTTACACTTATGACATTACTTGGAGTAATGGTTTTGAGGTTGATAGATTTAAAACATTAATTATTCCTTTTAACAAAAAGAGATTAACTAAATCAGGAACACAACAAGTAGGATGTACACCTCAAGCAACTACTGGTTGTATTGACCAAGCTACACCAATGCCTATTCAATGGCAAAACTTTAGCGGAACAAACTGGACTATCAATGGTGGAACTACAGGTAGTGTTTTTACTTATACAGGACTTGACCCTACTAATGTAACCTTTAAAGTTGACATAACATTTACTGCATCTACAACTAACACACCAGTAAATAATGGCATTTATATTGATACATATAAAAATGGAGTTTTAATACCATCATCGACAAAATTTATTCCTCCATTTTCAGGAACAGTTAATGACTTTTATATTGTGAATTTAGTTGATGAGCCGGTTGTTACAGGAGATTATTTTGAGGTACAAGCAAGTGCAACTGATACAGGGATGTGCTATGATAGTTTAATTAATCAAGCAGGTACGGTAAGTATTAGTTCAGATATTCCAATTACATTAAATGTAAACTTAGGAGATACTGTTTCTTTAAATGATTGCATACCACCAAACATTCTACAAAAGGATTTCTTTGCTTCTATCTTAAAGTTATTTAATCTTTATGTAGATGAGAATAGGTTTGAAGAAAAGCATTTAATTATTAAGCCATACACAAGTTATTACGACGGTACGGTAGAAGATTGGAGTCAAAAGATAGATAGGGCTAAGCCTATAAAAATAAAGCCGATGTCTGAATTAAATAGTCGCTACTATTCTTTTAAATACAAAGATGATAGTGATTATTGGAATGAGTTATACAGAAAGAGATATAATGAAGGTTATGGCAGTAGAATATTTGATAGTGAGTATGAATTCTCAAAAGAAACGGAAAATGTAGACATTATATTTTCTCCAACGGTATTAGTAAGCATAACAGGTGAGGATAAAGTTTATAGCACTATTTATAAATTCACAAATAACTTAGAAGAAAGAATTGATAGTAATATTAGAATATTACAAGCAAGGAAAATAACAGGTGTTTCAAGTTGGGATTTAAAAGAAGGTGCAACTACCTTAACTACATTAACCGTTTATGGTTATGCAGGGCATTTTAATAGTCCTGTAACAGTTGGTAATGATTTAAACTTTGGGGCAACTAGAGAATTGTTTTATGCTACGGCAGGTGGGTTATTAAATCAAAATCAATTTAATATTTATTACAGTCCTTATATGGCTGAGATAACAGATAAGAATAGTAGGTTGTTAAATTGTAATGTTAAGTTAACTGATACGGATATATTTAATTTAAGTTTTGCATCTTTCAAATATATAGATGGTGGATTATATAGATTAATTAAATTAACAGACTACGTGCCAGAATCAAATGAAACAATAAAAGCGGAATTTTTAAGGGTAATAAATAAAGAATATTAAGATGGCAAAACAGGTAATAGCATATGAAATAACTACCGATTCAAAACAAGCAGAAGCGTCGGTAGGTAGTTTTAAGAAACAATTAAGGGAAGCTAATAATGAGTTGCTTAATATGTCATCTCAATTTGGAGAAACATCTAAAGAGGCAGTTAATGCAGCAAAGAAAGTAGCAAGTCTTAAAGATGCCATTGGAGATGCAAAAGCATTAGCTGAAACATTTAACCCTGATAAAAAGTTTGTAGCATTAGGTGGTGCTTTACAAGGTGCTACTGCAGGATTCAGCGCATTACAGGGAGCAATGGGTTTATTCGGTGCAGAGGGAAAGGATGTAGAAAAAATGATGCTAAAGGTACAAAGCGCAATGGCTTTGCAACAAGGTATTAGCGGAATAGCAGGGTCAATCGATTCTTTTAAATTATTAGGTAACACAGTTAAAGGTAATGTAGTAAAAGCATTTACCACTTTAAAAGGTGCAATCATAGGAACGGGTATTGGTGCTTTGGTTGTTGGTGTAGGTTTATTAATAGCAAACTTTGATAAGGTTAAAGAGGTAATGCTTAATTTAATACCTGGACTTGGTAAGGTAGCTGATTTCTTTGGAGATATGATTCAAGCAGTTACTGATTTTGTTGGTGTTACAAGTGAGGCTGATAGAGCATTGCAAAAGTTAAATGAAACAACTGCTGAAAGAAATAGAAGTATAGACCAGCAATTAAAAATTCTTGGCGCAATGGGTAACCAAGAAGAGGCAATGTATAAGTTAAAGCAAGAAAGAGTGGATGGAGAAATTGCTGCATTGTTAGCAAATACAAAAAGAACAAAAGAGGAAAATGAAAAATTAGAAGAGTTAAATGTTCAAAAAGTAGTCAATGAGATAGAGAATAATAATAGGATTAAAAAAGAAAAAGAAAATGCGGATAAAGACAGGATAGAAAAAAATAAAAAACATAATGCAGAAGCAAAAGAATTAGCGCAAAAAAATGCTGATAAATTAAAAGAGATTGAAGACAATAGGGTTGCACAAGAAAAAAATACTAATGAATTAATAAATCAAAATAGACTTGCCGCAATTAAAGATGACTTTACAAGAAGTCAAATGGAATTGGCTAATAAAACACAAGCTGAAATTGATAAAGAAACGGAATCATACAATAAAAAATTAATTAATTTAGAAAGATACAATGAGAATGTAAGGTTAATAAATGAAACTGCACAAATAGAACAAGATAAACTTGTTACAGATAAAGCAGAAAAAGATAAATTAGAAGCTGAAAAAAAGACTGAAGAAGATAAGAAATTTTGGGATGAGGTAGCACAAGTTGAATTAGATTATACAAAACTTTTAGAAGAAGAAGCTGATAAAAGAAAAAAAATAGATGAAGCAGCATTTGCAGCAAAGCTAGACTTTTTAGATGCCATTGGTGGAGCATTAGGAACATTAGGTAATTTATTTGAAAAAGATACTGCAGCAGCAAAAGCATTAGCACTAGCTGAAATTGCAATAGGAGTAGCAAAGGGATTTATTAATGGTTTAAATATTGCACAAAAAAGTGCAGCAGCTACAGGACCAGGAGCAGCATTTGCATTTCCTATCTTTTATGCTAGTCAAGTTGCGGCAGTTTTAACTGCCGCTGGTAAAGCAAAAGGAATATTATCATCAGTTAAAGGTGGTGGTGGAGGTGGTGGTGCGAGTATGTCTGCACCTACTGTTGCCTCTTCTGCTTCTGCACCAATTAAACCTCAAGCAGAAACTACAACATTATCTAGTCAATCAATTAATCAAATAGGAGTAGCAACTTCAAGGGCATACGTACTAGAAACTGATGTAAGCAGTAACCAAGAAAGGTCGCAAAGATTGAATAGGGCTGCGAGGATAAACTAAACAACTATTTTTAAATTATATATTATAAATATGAAATTGCCTATTTACGATTTAATAATAAATCAAGATGAGAATAATGATGCTGAGGTTTCTTTTGTGGCACTCGTTGACAGTCCTGCAATTAAAAAGGACTTTCTTGCATTTAAAGAAGAAGAATTTATAGACCCAAACAAAGGGGAACAAAAAGACGAATTTTTAAGCCGTTGCATTAGTTATGTAATTAATGAAGGTAAAGAAACAGAACAAGCAGTAGCGATATGTAATAGCTTATGGGAACAACATTTTGAAGAGAAACCTATGGCATTTGCTATACAGTCTGAAAGTGAGCATATCATTACTGGTCCTTTAATGATTCCACAACAATTAATCTATCGTAATTCAGAACAATTCGGAGAACACTATGTAAAGTTTTCAGTTGATACCATTAAGCAGATAGCTATTAAGTTTAGCAAGAAGGGATATCAAAAGAACGTTAACCTAATGCACGAAGCAGATATGCAGGTTGAAGGACTTACAATGTTTGAGAGTTTTATTAGCGATTCTAAAAGAGGTATTAAACCAATGGAGGCATTTAAAGACTTGCCGGATGGAACTTGGTTTGGTAGTTTCTATGTAGAGAATCCTAAAGTATGGGAGTTAATCAAGAAAGGAGAGGTTAAAGGATTTAGCGTTGAAGGGATGTTTGATTATGAAGCACCACTAAACGAAGATGAAAAACAATTAGCAGAATTAAGAGAAATTTTAAACAGTTTTTAAAAATCAATATAATAGTAATATGGAAGCAAAAGAAATTTTACAAAAAGTAAAGCAATATTTTAACGAATTAGCTGCTGCACCTGAAGTTGAACCAATGGCTGAAGCCACCGAATATGAATTAAAAGACGGTGGTAAGGTTATGATTGACAAATTAGAGGTAGGCGGTATTGTTATGATTGACGGAAATGCTGCATTGCCAGGAGAAGCTGAATTGGTAGACGGTACAAAAATGACTATCGGAGATAATGGTGTTATCACTGCTATCGAAGTAGTAGAAGTTGCTGAAGAGCCAGTTGAAGAGCCTATCGTTGAAGATATGGGAACTAAATTTGCAGCTTTTGAATCATCAACAAATGAAAAATTTGCTAATTATGAAATTAAGTTTTCTGCATACGAACAACGTTTTGCTGATTACGAGGTTAAAATGAAAAAGGCAAACAAAGTAATTGATGAACTTTTGAAATTATCAACTTTATTGGTAGAAGCACCAGTACAAGCACCTGATAATTCAGTAAGAACTTCAAATGCTTTTAAAGAAGTAGAAGAGAAAAAAACACTAAATATTTTATTTAACTAAACAATTATAAAAAAATGGCATTAGCTTTTAGCGGATTATCCGCATACACTAAACAACTTGTTAAACCACTTTTGACAAGTGCAGTATTTGACGCAAAGACACAACAATTAATCTTATCAAGCGGTATCGTTATTCCGAACGTAAAAAGTTCAGTAGCTATTCCTTTGATGGAAACAGATGCAGTATTTGCTGCACAATCTTGTTCTTTCGATGCAAGTGGTACAACTACTTTCTCACAACGTACTATTACAGTAGGTAAGATTAAAGTAGAAGAAAAAATTTGCCCGAAGGACATGGAAGCATACTTTACGCAAGAGGCGCTCAAGGCTGGCTCGACTTACGAGGACTTTGGTAATGCTGATTTCCAAAAAGCATTCTTAGATAAAAAGAATGCAAGAATTGCTTCTCAATTAGAGACTGCAATTTGGCAAGGAGATGCAACAGGTGCAACTGCAAACACAAACAAATTTGACGGTTTACAAAAATTAATCGCTGCAGGTTCTCCAGTTGATGCAAACGTTTCAGGTTACACAGGAATCAGTGGTTCAGCTATTGCAACTGTTAACGCTTCAAACGTTATCGCTTGTACTGAAGCTATCTACAAAGCTATCCCTGTTCAAGTATTGAGCAAAGGAGACGTTAAAATCTTCGTTGGTAATGATTGGTATCGTTTATTAATCCTTGCTTACAGAGAGAAAAATATGTTCTCTTACAATCCACAAGATTCTCAAGCATCTTCATTTATTCTACCTGCAACTAACGTTGAAGTAGTAAGTGTAAATGGTTTGAACGGAACTGGTGATGCTTATGCAATTTCTTTAGGAAATATTGCAATGGCAGTTGACCTTTTGGATGAGGAAAACTCATATAAGATGTGGTACTCCGAAGACAATAACGATGTAAGATATCGTGTGGAATTCAAAATCGGTGTAAACGTTGCGTTTACAAACGAGGTTGTGAAGTTCGTAGCAGGAATCTAATTTTCTAACATAGAGAGGTGGTAACCCCATCTCTCTATTTAATACTTATAAATATGCCTTGTGCAATAGTTAGCGGATATACAATAGACTGTAGAGAGACCATTGGTGGTATAGATGCAGTTTTTTTCGCAGAATATGGAAACGTAACAATAAACGACGCTAGTGGTATCGTTACAGGAATTACCAAAGTAGCTGGAAAGAAATTTTACAAATTTGAAATACCTACTAAATCTAGTGCGGTTGCTTCAAGCAATCCAACAGGTTCTATCGAAAACGGTACTTTGTTTTTTGAGCAAACTTTAGATTTCCCTATCAATAAGAGAGATGCAACCACAAGAAACATCATCACTACTTTAGCTAAAAATAAAGTTGTAGCGGTTACCCTTGATAAAGATGGTACATACAGAATGTACGGTAAAGGCGCAGGTCTATACTTAGCAGGAAGTACAGGAACAAGTGGTGCTGGAGCAGCAGATGCTAATGGTTATATGTTGAAATTTGAAGGTTCAGAAAGAGAAGATTTCTTTGAAGTAACCAACGCAGTTGGAATAGCTTTGACTACTGCAGGATAGAGTTTTTTAATTTTTAATTTATGCCCCGACCGATGAAAGTCGGGGTTTTTTTCTATGATTAATTTAACAAAAGGACTTACACAGACTATTTATTTTACGGCTACTGAGAAGGCTACCATTAGCAACCCTTACTTTTTATTTGTGTTTATCCACAGAGTAACGGGCGATGTTGTTAAATTGATGGCTACAAATCAAAGTATTACTGGTAGATACGATAGTTTTGCATTTACAGTTAATAATTATTTCGATTTAAAAGAGGAAGGATTTTGGGGTTATACAATACACCAAAAAGTAAGTTCAGGAGATTTAACAGTTAGTGGATTAATTCTTGAAGAGGGGTATATGTTTTTGAATCCTGCTACACCTTTTGAACCTACTAAATACGAAGAACAAAATAATAATTTCGTTACTTATGGATTATAAAAATATTATCACAATAAAATTCGCACAAGCGGAGCAACCACGATTTGAAGAAAAGAGGGCTAAAGGGTATGTTGAATTTGGTGGCAATAATAACTATCCTGAATATTTAATTGGTTTATTTAATGAAAGTCCAAAACACGGTGCAATCATTAAAAGCAAAACGAATTATATTTTCGGTCAGGGATGGGATGGTATTGAACAGAAGGCAAACACTAAGGGAGAAACGTGGAATCAAATTACTAAAAAATGTATTTTAGATGATGAACTTTTCGGAGGTTATTATCTACAAGTTATATATAATTTATTAGGTCAGATAAAAGATGTGTATCATCTTGAGTATCATAAAGTTAGGACTAATAAAGAGCAGAACGAATTTCAAGTTAAAAACGATTGGGCAGATAATAAAGAGAAGCCTAGACATTATCCTGCTTTTAATATTAACGACCCAGTAGCAAGTCAGGTATTATTTGTTAAACAATATAATCCTAAGTCAGATATTTACCCTTTACCGAATTATTTTCAAGGTTTAAATTACATAGAAAGTGATGTACAGGTAAGCAGACATATTTTAGGTAATGCAAAGGATGGTTTTGTTGCAACTACTTTAATTAATTTAAATGGTGGAGAGCCGGCAGAAGAAGCGAAAGAAGCAGTTGAAAGAGGAATTAAAAAGAAATTTACAGGTAGCGAGGGAGATAGAGTTGTTATTATGTTTAACAAATCAAAAGATAATAGTGCTGAAATATTGCCATTATCTTCTACAATGTTAACTAAAGAAGATTTTACAAACGTAAATAATTTAATTCAACAAGAAATATTTGCCTGCCATCAGGTTACTTCGCCTTCATTGTTTGGTATTAAGACTGAGGGGCAGCTTGGCGGTTCTACAGAGATTAGAGATGCTTACACTATTTTTTCAAATACTTATGTGAATGAAAGACAACAAGCAATAGAAGAAATATTTAACAAACTATTTGAGTATGTAGGTATTAAAGGAGAATATCAATTAATACCAGTTGAACCATTAGGGTTTGAATTTGGAGAAAGTGTAATGGCTCAAAATCTTACTAAAGATGAGATTAGGCAAATAATGGGCAAAGAACCTTTAGACCCATCAATTAAAACACAAGCACAAGTTATTAGTGATAATATAAATGCTTTAAGTCCATTGGTTGCTAATAAGGTTTTGGAATCAATGACAACAGATGAGATACGTTCACTTGCAGGTTTAATTCCTGCAGTTGGTGGAAATGTAGTTCCTGATGGTTCTATGCCTGCTCCACAAGTGTTAGGTAACGATTCAATTAAAAACTTAACAGGTAGACAATACCAAAACGTAATGAGGATTGTAAGGCAGTTTACTAATGGTAAACTTTCTAAAGAACAAGCTGCATTAATGTTAAAGAATGGATTTGCATTTACGGATAGTGATGTAAATACTTTCTTAGGTTTAGATACTGAAACATTTAGCGCAGTTGATAAAGAAAGAGAACTGCTTGAAATGTTCGAAAAGTTCAGCGAAAGTTTAGATGATTATGAGGTAATTACAAGCAAATCTCCTAAAGAGTTTAATCAGTTTGCTGAGGAAGTTGTTTTAAGCCAATTAGAAGCCGATATTTTGAATCTAATTAGTAAGGATAAGAGAATCACTAGCGAAACTATTGCAGAGGTTTTAAAGCAAGATGTGAAGGTTATAGAAGCATCATTAAAAAACTTAGTTGAAAATAATGTAATAGCTGCAAAAGAGGTTAAGGTAGGTAAAGATGTTATAATTGAAAGAAAGAAAACTGATATCAAAATAGATAAACCTAAAACAATTACTTTATCAGTTGCCTATACTTATGCTAAAAGACCTGATGCACAAGGAGATACTATTATAGCAACATCAAGACCATTCTGCGTTAAGATGGTAGACCTTGCAAAAACAAGATTATGGAGTAGTGCTAACATTCAACAAATGAGTGTTGTATTAGGTTATTCAGTATTTGATAGAGTTGGAGGATTTTGGAATAATAAAGGAACTATTGAAACACATTGCAGGCACGAATGGAAACCAGTTATAATTCAAAAGAAAAAATAAATGAGCGCAAATATACTTTTCATATCTGAGAATCTAATTAAAAGCAGAACAGGAATAAGTGATGCTATTGATGGCAAACAATTAAAGCCACATATTAAAGTAGCGCAAGACCTTTATTTGCAACCTGCTTTGGGAAGTACTTTATACCTACGTTTACAATCAGGAATAGAGGCTGCAAACCTTTCTAATTTAGAGAAATCTTTATTAGATAATTTTATTACCGATTGTTTGGTATGGTACACAATGAGTTTATTACCCTTTGGATTAGGTTATCAATTTTTCAGTAAGGGGATATTACAAAAGACAAGTGAAGAAAGCAATGCTCCAAGTAGAGCAGATTTAGAGTTGATAGGTAATGAATATAAAAAGACTGCTGAATTTTACAAGCAAAGATTAATTAATTATTTAAGAGAGAATTATTTGTTATTTTCTGAATACTTTAATCCAGGCAGCGGATTGGATGTTATATTCCCTGAATTAAAAGCATATACAAGTCCTATTTATTTAGGTAATGTAAATGATGGAGTAAGGGTATTTTCTAACAATGCAACAAGCGGTGGAGCAACAACTATTTATCATACACCTGCTGCCGGAGATAGTAGTTTCTCAGTTGGTGGATTAGTTAATAAAGTAGTGTTAATTGCAATGAGGTCAGGACTTGTTAAAGGTATAACAAACTTACCTACTGCAAATCCTATGTACTTACAAATTGTTGGTAATGTAATTACTTTACCTACTGGGGATGTAACACAAGCAGGAGAATTATTTTCATTCACAATAAGATAAATTTATGGCTTATAAAAAAGCATTAATTCAAAGAGTTTTATTTTATGACCTACAACCAGTTAATAACAACAATAACAAGTTTGCTGCAAAATCACGAAATGATAAAAACGGCAAAGTACGCAACCCCGAAAGAGTGGCTACTAAGAGATGAACAACCAGTTTATCCGATTGCTTGTTTTTCAATTAATTCAGGTAGTTTAAATATAGGCAGAGAACAGATATACAATGTTCAATTTTTCTTTTTAGATAAGAGTGGTCAAGAGGCTGAATATGAAGAGGATGTAATAAGCGACCAAGTGCAAATAGCTTCTGATATCCTTAGCTTAATGCGTACAGGTAGAAATAGTTATTCAATAGATGATAACGTAACTTTTAATGCGATATCGGATAAGTATGAAGACTATTTGGCAGGGGTGGAGTTAACAATTAATATTTCAACACAAAATCAATTTACTGGATGCGACGTGCCATTGTAACATTATTAGTTTTATTATCTTTTGGATTGAAAGCGCAGGTTTATCAAGCTATGCCACAGGCGGGATATGGTCCTGTTAAGCGTATGTTATTTGATAGTGTGTTAACTATTCCATTGAATATCAATCAGTTAAGAAATATTACAGGTGGAAGGGATGCCGGTCAAATAAGGTATAACGTAACTGATAGTGGCTTGTATGTTTTTAGTGGCTTTCAATGGATTAAAGCTAACTTAGATAGTACTAATATTTCAAATAGAATTAACGGCAAATTAAATATAAGTGATACGGCTGCAATGCTTTTGCCTTATATGAAATTTATTGATACTGTTTCTTTATCCAATAGAATTAATTTAAGGGTTAAATATTCCGATACTGCACAGATGCTTTCGGTTTATTTACGCAAATTAGATACGGCTAGTTTATCAGATAGGATTAATAAAAAACAAGACTCAATAACATTAACTACTAACTTTAAAAGCGGTCCTTCTACCTTAGTAGGTGCAACTTTAAATATCCCTAAATATAGCGATACATTACAAGATAATTATGTGCCATATGTCGGAGCGATTAAGGATGTTGATTTAGGTGCTTATCAATTAAATGCAAACGGTATAAAAGCGGATTATTTATTACAAGTTAAAAATACTCCCTTTTCCATCACACCCACGAGTGATTATACAAGCATCACTCCAGATAAAACTGGTTTCGTCTTCTATACAAGTTGGCTTCAAAGTCAAAGTACCTATACTCAATCGAATAGATTTAATTATGCAAATCAGGCTCAGCAAAATAATACAAGGGAATATAATTTACCAGTAAGAAACGGAACTTTAGCATTAGTAGAAGATACGGTTAACTTATCAAATAGAATTAATTTAAAGGCAGATAAAGCAACTGTTTTAACAATTAACGGAGTGGGTTATGATTTAAGTGCAAACAGAACTTGGACTATCCCTACTTTTGATTCTACTTCTATATCAAATAGAATAAATTTAAAACTAAATATAAGCGATACGGCTTCAATGTTAAGTCCTTATCTTAGGAAAGCGGATACAAGTTCTTTGTCTAATAGGATTGATTTAAGAGTTAAATATAGTGATACTGCAGCAATGCTAAGTCCTTATTTAAAGAGTGCAGTTACAAGTGTAGGCTTATCTATGCCTGCAGCATTTAACGTTACTAATAGCCCTGTAACAAGCACAGGAACATTAACAGTAACAGGAGCAGGAACGGCAGCACAATATATTAGAGGCGATGGTCAATTAGCTACTTTGCCATCAGGTGTAAGCGGTGGTAGTTCGGTAGCTTACTATCTAAATGGTAGTGTTAATCAAGGTACAATAGGTGGAAGCGTTTATTATGAGATGAACAAAACTCCAGTTATTGGTGCAGGTACTGATTTTTCACTAGCAGGGAATGGATTAATTTCTCAATTTATTACTGATGTTGCAGACCCAAATAGACTTGAAATTCCTGCCGGTAATTGGAACTTTGAAATTTATATGAGTGCATCTTCTTCAGGTGGTACTCCTAAATTCTATGTTGAACTACTCAAATATGATGGAACAAATTTTACAAGTATTGCATCATCATCTGCAAATCCTGAAGCAATTACTAACGGAACTACAATAGATTTATATCTAACTGCTTTGGCAATTCCTCAAACAACTTTACTAGCTACTGATAGACTTGTAATAAGAGTTTACATTGTTAATAGTACAGGCGGTAGGACAATTACAATGCACACAGAAAATTCACACCTTTGCGAAATCATTACAAACTTTGCCGGTGGAGTTAGTGCGTTAAATGGATTAACTGCAAATACTCAATACTTAGCAGTAGGAACAAGTGGCAATGACTTTGCAATTAATAGCTTAACAGATACACATACATTTAATTTACCTACTGCTTCTTCAACTAAAAGAGGTGCTTTATCAAGTGCTGATTGGAGTACATTTAATGGTAAAATGAATTATAGTGATACTGCTTCTTTGTCTAATAGAATAAATTTAAAATTAAATTCTAGTGATACAGTTTCTTTATCTAATCGTATCAATACAAAATTAAATTCTACCGATACGGCTAGTTTATCAAATCGTATCAATGCAAAAGCGGATGCACTAAGCGGAACTACAAACACAGTTCCTAAATTTACTTCAGCAACTACAATAGGAAATAGTAATATTAAAGACAACGGAAGTGCGGTAAGTGTAAATACAACTGCAGGTTCATTCGGTGCTTTACAAGTAGGTAGCTACAATGGTAATATTTTAATGAACACTACTAATACAAATGGCGGTTTAATATTTCAAAATACATCTTCATCTAATAAGTTATGGGATTTTTCTTCTGATAACAATGATTTGGTTTTCAATGAATCAAACATTGCTCCAGTAATGAAATTAAAAGCAGGTGGCAATGTAGTAATATCAAATCTTTCAGGAGTAGGAAGCCGGATGGTAGTGGCAGATGCTAATGGTGTATTATCTACTCAGACAATTACTGGAGTTGATACAACTTCATTAAGTAACCGAATTAATTTAAAATTAAATATAAGTGATACTGCTTCTATGTTAAGCGGATATCAAAGCGCAATTAATTCTAAGCAACCACAATTAAGCGGAACAGGATTTGTTAAGGCTAGTGGCACAACAATAAGTTATGATAATAGTACTTATTATTTAGCTTCTAATCCAAATGGATATACAAGCAATACAGGAACGGTAACAAGTGTAGCAACTGGCTTAGGATTAAGTGGTGGTACAATTACAACATCAGGAACTTTATTAGTTGATACTGCTTCTGCATCAATACTTAGTAGACAAAGAGCAGCTAATACTTATGCAACTACTTCATCATTAAGTGGATATCTACCATTAACAGGAGGTACACTTACAGGTGCTTTAGGTGGGACAACGGCTACATTTAGTGGCACTAATGTAATAGTAGGCAATAGCAATAAATTTGTCAAAATAGGTAATGAAGCAGGAATATTTACTAATAGCACATATTTTACAGATTTAGTTTCTTTAGATGCTAC